ATTGTTAAGGGTAAGCAGAAGGTTCGAGATGGCAAATTACCAAATAATCGCCCAAAATATGTTTCTATCAGTACATTTAAACGCAATAATAATTTATCTAGTTTGTTCCCAGCGGACAAATAAATATGCTAGGGTGGTAAATAATATCAATCCGAGGGTCTCTATGATGGCATGATAAGGCAGATTTGCATATGCTATCATGGCTTCACAATTGTATTTTTCATTCAGTAATAATACTGCTACAATTATCAAGAGTAATATCAGGTATGGTATAGTATTTTTCATAAATGTTGGATATGTATTATAATATGATAGGACGACAATGACAGGTAGTGTGAATGCTGTGAAGACCATGTAGACCTTGCTAGTGTAAAAGAAAAGGTATAGGTCTATCAATATGATGATAGATAATAGCAGTATTGTATATATTGATGGAGGTTTTTTTGACATTTGCATGCTCGTAAATAGTACCATGAAAGCCACAAAATACCATATGGTATGTATTACATTACTTTGGACGTGGCCCTCTATATGTCTAATATGAGAAAATGCATGGAATGCTTGAAAAACTATGAATGATAGTAGCAAGATTTTTATTGTTATTGTACGAGCATGCCATGCAAAATATATGAGTATTATGCAAGTAATAATATTGATGGTTGCAGACACTGGCTGGGCCACAAGTCCGTCATTGTTGGGTGTTTCACATGTATGGAAAGGAAAAAATGCCTGCATATTCTATATTATGTGGTGACAAAGATTTCACTACTAAAAACTACTACTGAATGATGATATTGATGATGTTGATGTTGATGTTCTTGATAATGGTGTATTATTACTAAATGAACTGCTTGATCTAGAACTACCAAATGATGACGGGCTAGATGAAGAAGGTCTGCTATAAAATGAATTGAATGAGCCAGAACTATCAAATGACTTTGATAATGGTGAAGTAAAAACTTAGAATAAATATGTTATAAAAATCTACACAGACGATTCTGATTTGGACTATTTACATATTTAAGAATAAGCATATACAACTTGATATACAAACACCTAATTCACTTGAATCACACAATGATGGATATGAAAGCTATAAGGCTATGATGGAGGCAGTGATAAACAAGATTAAGGCACATTATGCAGAAAAATGTATCATTGTCAAAAGTAAAAAAATATCTATCTGATAGATAGAATAATAATATATGGATATTACTGCAGTGGTGCATACCTTAGTACCAGTGGTAGCTGCTATGGTATTAAATGGTATTATATATGGTCTTGGTTGGAATAGCGAACAGAATGATAATAGCATGAATAATAAATATTTGCCACCTGGTTATGTCATCGCAGGTGTATGGGTCATTATATTAGGGCTGCTTGGATATACACATTATCTTGTTTATCCTAGCTATGCTTCTGCTATCATTGTTCTGGCTGTGTTATATTGCCTGGCATACCCATTCTTGACAGGAGGCCTCCGTGGTGATAATGCAGACATCTTGAATTTAATTTCGCTTGTAATTGCGATTGCAGTCATTCTGTCTGTAGGTATGAAAGATGTGAGGGCTATTGTATATACTATTCCATTCTTGTTATGGACTACCTATGTAAACATTGCGACTAGAGTGCCTTGATTATAATCTGTTTTTCATATATCTCATTATTGTTCTGATATCTACCTTGTATGACGGAAGTCTACTATTGTATACATTCTTTACTCTAATGGTTTTATGGAAGCCTAGTGTGAGGTTATTGATTGGTTTAACATACAGGTCTCCAAGCAATTGTAATGTATCATTTTTACTTATAGGTTGATTGAAAGCTATTGCTGTCTTATCATCATTGTAAATAAAGTATTCATTACCATAAGGTTTGACAGCATCTTTATTGAAATCATTTGTTTTGTATCCTACTATACTTTGTAGTTTTACAGTATCTAGAAAACGCTGATTGATTTTCATAATTTTGAATGGTTTGAATATTGGATACGCATGTATCTCATTTTGGTGATAGGGTGTGTTTGCAAAGTATTTTGTAGCCACATATCTTTTTTCTATACCATGTTCTGTTTGTATCAAGAGTAAATCACCTGCATTTATGTCTTGTGAGAATACTATTGTATTTGTTTTAGGATCATATTGCACTTGTTTTGATTTCGATGGTGATATGGGGCGGTACGTATTATTGATAATCACTTTTTGAGGCATTTTTGGACTCAATGTTCCACCTTTTGCTTTTGATGTTCTTGAATGTTTAATTGAAGACATATTGTATGAAACCTAATATGTTGTGGATATTTTTTTGGAGCGTTTGAATTTTTTGAATTTCAACGGCATCTCTGTATCTTTGACCGTTTTTCAAAAACTAAGCCTTCCATGAAACATGTTTGTGGAAGCTCTTCGTGAAGTGCAGAACGGCAAGGGCTACAAGGTTCTCAAGGTTCCGTTTGCGAAGATTTCAGAAGACTGTTATGTAAAGATTGATGGTGTTGAGGAGTGGGAGGCCTGCATCGATGCTATTATCAAAAATATCAGTGACGAAGAGTGGGAAATGCTTTTCTCGCATGGAATCATCAACAAATACGGATATGCGGTTCATTATGAGTTTTCGGACAACGTCGGCAAGGAACCTACAAGATACATGTACTTGTTGAAAAGGCCAGTACAACCTGGTTCCGCAAAGACGTTGGTTGACGATTCGCCGTCGAGCAAGCTCTTTGTTTTCGGCGAAGCCATGGTGGAAAAGATTTTTGGGAATGACTTCAAATTGGATAAGATTTTGCTCTTGCTTTCCGAGGCAGATTCGCCAGCACAGGTCAGGCACATCAATTGTAAGGCTCACATTTCCAAGGACAATGAGGGAGACATGGCCTACACTGTCATAATGCCCTTCAAATTCAGGGGTGTCATGGCGGTTTGGCCTTTTAGCCAGTTTTTTGTAAGAGCCACACAAGAGGCTATCAACCAGGGCCTTGATGAGAGCCGCATGCATTCGTTTGTACGTGTCAAGATTGAGAGCAATCCAGAATGCAAAATCGATTTCGACGGTTGCGAGAAGAACTCTGTATTTTTTGGTACGGATGAGCTATTGATCGTCGGTGAGAACACAGTTCATGGTGGTGAGAAAAACACCATGTATGTAGACGTTTTCTGCGCTCACTTTTATGTGTCAAGGAAGGAGAAAAAGTCTCTCAACGACAAGCCTGTGCTCCTCGAGAACTTGGTATGGGATTTGACAAGAAAAGGCGCTCAGTCCGTTGATATTCGTTTCAATCAGATCGAGACTTTGGAAGATTACAATAGGGTCCTTGCCAAGAAAAAGACAGATGATGCATCCACCAAGGCTGCAGATTCTGCAGAAAGGAAGGCTGCTGCAAAAGAAGCAAGAAGTGCAGTGGCTGCGGCATCAGAAGCACCAGTACTGTCAACAAAAAAATCAGAGCTCGCCAAAGCAGCAAAAGCAGAGAGTGATACATTGGCGACGGCTGCGGCAGCTGCGATAGCTGTATCAGATACTCCAATAGCGGCAAAACGCAAGCGAGGACGGCCTCCTAAAACATCAGAAGTACCTTCCAGAAGATCATCCAGGAAAGACCCCATTTTTGATTGAAGTGTTTTGGAATAAAGAATTGTGGATTTTTTATTAAAAAATGAAGAAAAAATCCAAGCATATCAACGGTGTAATCAGATTATGTACTCATGATTTATATATATATATACTATAGAAACATGCCACAAAAAAACAATAAAATCACCATTAAAAATGTAAAACCCAAACAACATAAAAAAATGCACAAAATATCAGGAAAAATTAAAGGTGCTGGGTTTCCTGTTGGGTTTTTTAAAGATTTATCAAAAAAATTAAATGAAGAAGTTAGAAATATGAAATTTGCTTTACATAAAAACTTTCAAAAGGAAAATGCACCAAACACAATTAGAGGGACTTTAAGAAATTTTTTAACAGTACAAGGAGTTTCTCTGCCTACTTTATATTATACTTTGGTTTATTATTTATTAACAAAAAGAAATATTTTAAAGGTTTATAAATTATGTGATGAACATTTAGAAGCAAGTAATGTTGAAGGTCATAAAGTTTTAAGTGATGTTGTGTATTTACAAAATATCAAAAATTGGTTATTTGAGTATTCAAATATAGAGGATAGTTTATTCAATAGAGTTGATTATTTTACGTTAGTTATATTTTATCTATTTTTGAATAAGCATAAAAGTATATTAAATACAAAGCTTCCAAATAAATCTATTAATATAGATAAAATGATAACAAATGTTCTGCAAAGAGCATTAAACATAAAAAAATGGCTTTTTGCATCAAATATGATTAATATGTTCTACGATTATTATACAAGAGATAAACCATTTGACAAATTAATCTCTATATACGAAAAAACTGAAGACACTATAATAGACGTATATAAAGAAATAGGTAATTGGAAAAAAGATGTGTATGATAAACGTGCTTCTTCTCCTGTATCAGAAGATATTCGTGATTTAGAACGAGAATTAGATACTTGGAAAATAAATGTGTTTGATAAACGTGCTCCTTTATTACAATCTATTACTGAAGAGTTAGGTGATGGAATGCCATATGATACCTCTGCTAATGACGAAGAAATTGATAAAATTTTTTCTGAAAAATTAGAAGAGCAAATAAAAAAGCAGGGTAACACACCAGGGGGAGGTAAATCAGCATACTTGAGATTCAAATCAAAAGATGGTAAATCTATAAGAAAAAAGATATACTATATTAATGGTAAAGCAAAAGTAAGAAGTGGCAAAAAAACAAATGGTCATACTAGATATATTTCTCCTAAAACTTTTATGAAAGAGATTTAGACTATAATCGTCATATAAGGTGTTGGAGATTTCAGTGTTATTCATGGTATATTTGATTAATTTGTATTACTATCTGCATGGTAATTATTACGCATTAATAGTATATCCATTAAGTCTATGGATGTTTACTGTTAATATTTATCACGATGCCTCTCATTTCGCACTTTCTCATAATCCTTTCATTAATAAATTGGGGACATATACAGCATTAATGTTTAGCCTGACATATAATTGGTATCATCAACATGTAATAGGACATCATTGTTATGTTAATATTTTGTCGAAGGACCCTGATTTGTACCATAGCCCAAAATATTTGCGACATAGCGGAGATATCCGCCGTAACAATTTTCATAAAATACAACATTTCACTTTCCCACTTTTATGGCTTATTGCTGTTCCTATTGGATTAATCACCACTGGTTTTCTCAAATCTATCAAAGGACTTCCTTATAATAAAGTTGTTAAATTATCCACACTTTTACATATCAATTCCATGTATTATGAAATCGCTTTCGTCATTTGTTTTATGATTCTCATCCCTTATTTTGCCACTGCTAAAATAATTTTTGTCATTTATCCATATGCTATGTATAGTTTTTTGTTTATGATTTGCACTCAAATTAATCATTTGACACATGATACATTACTGCATAATGATAAAAATTATTATATACATCAGATTATTAACTCCCATAATGTTGCCGCTCATTCATATCCCTCTTATTTGTTTACTGGAGGTTTGAATATGCAGATAGAACATCATCTTTTACCCTCTGTAAATCATTGTCATTTAAGCATAATACAACCTCATATCCATAATTTGTGCATTAAACATAATGTCTCATATAATCAAAGCTCTACCTTCATCCAAGCTTTATATAAACATTTTATACATATCTCTAATTTTGCCTCCATCCGTTTCTAAAAATATAGATATATCGTATGATTTCTATATGATATATGATATGATATATGATATGATATATGATATGATATTTATATGATATATGATATGATATTTATATGATATATGATATGATATATGATATGATATATGATATGATATATGATATGATATATGATATGATATTTATATGATATATGATATGATATATGATATGATATTTATATGATATATGATATGATATATGATATGATATTTATATGATATATGATATGATA